GTTTACGAGTAGCCCCAATCTGTACCATTCTACTCTTCCGACGTACATTTTCCGCCTCTGCGCGTGCAGTGATTCTCCTCGCTCGTTGTTGTCTCATACTCGTTCTAATTCGCATCTTCTGTGCTTCTTTGACCATTTGGGATGCACGTCTCTTAAGGGGATTTATACTCCTCGTAGCATCACCAACACTACCGATAAGACGCTGTTTGACATCATTGGTGAGGTCGAGTGTGTTCAGGTATACCTTGAGTTCTGTTCTCAATTTTCCACGCCTGGATGTCTGTTTCTTAAGATTTTGAATTGTAGTCTGAATTTTTCTTTTGAGTACGTTAACATTTGTGTTAAGCTTCACACCTTTCAAGAATGAAGACTTTACATTTTCACTCAAGTTTGACGTGTTCATGTACTGTTTGATTTCGTCCTTCTTTTTTCGTATGAGTATCGCATTGGATTCAGCTTTCGCACGGTCGGCTTCAGCCTTGATGGTTTTAGCACTGACAGGTGTGAGTGTTTTGTCAATTTTCTTTAGTATCTTGGTTCCATTCTCACCCAATCGGAGAGAAACCACATAGTTTCTGAGACGCTTCTGAAGATTAAGCTGCCCACGAGCTTTTGTGTTTATTTGTCTCGCTCTCGATATAAGTGCATTGAGACTGGCAGGTTTAGCTCTAAAATTTTTGAGAATGGTTTTTTTGTTTTCATTTGAGAGAACCAAGTCTTTCATGACACCCACCAACTTCTCCCTGTTTCTCTGGACACGTAGGTTAGAGGCGTTCAACTTGGACGCATTCAATTTCTGTTCGGGATTCTTGTCAAAGACGTTCATAATCTTTTTCGTGTTCGTTTCAGAGAGTTTCAAATTCTTCAGGTGCCCCAAGAGCTGCTGACGCTCATTCGAGCGTTTCTCACCCACGCGCATTTTCTTGAGTGCCTTGGCTTGTGTCTCGAATACGAGAACGTTACCAGGGTTTGTGTTGAAGCTATTGAGGATAGTTTTCTTGTCAGCGTTACTGAGGTTTAGGGGGTCAATGAGCTTTTCAACTTTGAGACGATTCTCCGCAATTTTCTCAGCGATGCGTTTCTTCTTGAGATTTGTTGCTTTGACCTGTACAGTAGAGAGGTTTTTCGTATTATCAAAGTTTTTGAGTATACTCTTCCTATCATTGACGTTAAGATTGAGTTCAGTGTTTATGAATTCGTAAAGCATCCTCCGCTCATCAGCCTGTTTCTCCTCGGTTCTCTTCTTTCGAAGTTCAGACGCATTCTTGAGAACATTCTTGAGTGACACATTTTGGGATGCAAATTTTTGTAAGAGACTGTTTTGATTTTGAGGGAACATATTTTTAATAGTCTCCCGGAGTTTGGTGTATTCCACACCCTTCTTATTTTCCAATGCCCCGAGAAGACGCATCCGAGCCTGGTTGGCATCCTGGGTGGTAACAATCTTACTCAAGTCCATTTCAAATTTAATTCCAGACTGTAATGCCATATTTGAGATATCTTTTCGTAGGACAGCTGTATAGGCGTTCGTGATATTCTGGTCGAGTCGTGCAACATCATCGAGGTCTCTGATGTTCTTAATCTTATTTTCAAATCTCTTCGAGTTTGGAAGACTTTTAATGCGTTTGGTAAGGCGTATTCTCTCACCAGAAAGTACACTATTTTGCCCCGCTTTATTCATAACTCGGTCGGTGATTTGTCTCTTTAGTGTGGCCAAATTCGCTACATTGGTGTCAAAGTCTTGAAGAAAAAATACTTTAACTCTATTTTTGAGACCCATCTTGTTCATGTAATCGACAAGTTCTTTCCTGTTTTTAGCGCGGGGAGCATTCACAGATTTGATGGCTGCGTTAGTGGCTGATTTTTTAAGAGGTACAAAATCTATGTAATAACCGTTCAGGGCCATTTTAATTCTTTGGCGGTCTTCGTGTGTAAGTCCTGTCAGTGTATCCATGTAATTAATGAAATCTATATTATTTTCTACTCGTCTCTCACGTTTACGAAAACCCTCGATAGTCTTTGCTTCGTTGAGTAACTTTTGGGGAGGGATGTATGTTTTATTAAATTTGTTCATGATGTAATTGAAGTTCGTTCGGTCTATGTTATATTTTTTAAGGCTATTGATTAATTTTTCACGATTTGATTCACGTAAAGCGGTGAACTTTTCTATGAAAAAACTGTCTGCGTCTTTCTTGACATTATTTATCGACCGATTATTCATGACTAGGCGTTGAATGAAAGGTTGTTGTTCCTCCGGTGTCAAACCAATTCGATTCAGATGAAATATGAGTTTGCCCACATTATTTTGTTTCTTATTTTCATTCTTCATAGCGTGTCGAATATTTTTAACATTCTGTGGATTGTTAGTCATGATACCTATCTGAGACTGAATCACTTCCCGCATAGGAACAATCGCCTCGATGGTGTCAATCGCTGCGATATCGTCGAGAAGGTCTACATTACCACTGAGTGCCAGATTGGAGAGTTTCTTCTTTTCTTCACCCAACTTCTTTTGGTAAGCTTTCTCGAGGTTTTCCCTCGCCACCTTCAGGTTCGATACGTTGAGGTTGTACGAAATTGTCTTTGCACGCTCGAGTAACTCATCCTTCTTCGATTGCACCTGAGCTTTCTTTTGAAGAGCCTCGTTGACCTTGTTCTTAGCGTTCGTCAAGGAGATGTTGGTCGTCTCAAAATTTTTGATAAACTTGTTCTTATCAACGTTGAGATTCTTCACATAAGCGTGAAGTTCGTCCAGGTCTTTCTGACGAGACGTCTTCTTCGTGTTTTCCACGGTCGTCTTGACATTTTCCCGAAGCTTGGGGATGTCAACCTTGTTCAAACGCATGCGATTGATGAATACCTGCTTCTTATTTTCGGGAAGTTCCGACTTTTGTACGAAATTCACGAATCGTTGTTTTTCCTGTGTCAATTTTTCGGTATTTTTTCGTCTCTTCTCAGCCACTTGTTCGGATGCAGTTCTCTCAATATTCTTCTTCAACGTCACGAGTCTATCGAGACTGATAACTGTTGGAATCTTTGTCTCGACATTCTTTTCAGCTGCGAGTTCCGAAAGTTTCCTCTTACCCGATTCAACCAAGTTGACACGAACAACATCGACATCTTCCTTAGTTTTCGCACCCGCTATGGAACCCGCGAATGTGGTGTAAATACCCAACTCACGAGCGACCGATACAAGTCTCTCCTTCTGTTCAGCGACCGTGGTGGTGCGTCGGGTTTCACCAGCATTCTCGATGGACTTTCTTAGAACCTCAATCTCTTCATCCGTCTGGGCAGCAGAAATCTGCGATTCAAACTGCTTACCAACATTGAGGGACTGCGACAGCTTTGTGAGACTGGCTCGTTTTGACGCAATGTTTTGTTGGGTGCCGAGCTGCTTCAGTCTCCGCCCTTCTTGAATGAGACCCCGAATCGCAGCCTTACCAGGTCTAAACTTAGACATAATCTGGTCTTGTTGAACCTGGGTCAGTCCCAAACGAACGAGTGCATCTTTCAAGAATTGACGCTCTTTCGAGACACCCTTCGCCGCCACGCGTTGTTGTAGAGCGAGTGCATCTTTTCTGATGACACCAACACTTTCACCTTCACCCAAACGTTTGATGAATGCATTTTTATCAGCCTGGTTTATTTTGAGTCCAGTGAGAAATCGAGAAAGAGCTTGTTGTGGCCTTGCCTTGGCTTCCCTTTTGCGTATCTCGACAAGTCTATTCGCGCGTGACTTCAGACGTTTTAAGTCGGTCTTATCATTGACGAGACGAAGAAGCGACATCTTGTTCCTCCTGCCAAGTTTCACGTCAGCCAGAATCAATGCAAACTCCTTACGCTTCTTAGCAATTGCCATTCCCCGTTTGATTTGATTGTCCCTATATGCTCGACGCAAAAGTATACTCTTGTCTGCACCACGAGCCGCCATCTGCTGATACGCCAACACATCACTCTTAGTAAGGAATGGGAGTCCCGCTAACCTCACCTTGAATGTACCCACATCCATTTATATTAGGCTGATAAAAAAGTATATCCCAAATTGAAAAGTCGCACCTTTTCTTCATAATCCATATTGAAATCAAAAATATCCGTGTCTTTTACATTTATTTCCACCATCTGTATGGGGGTGTTATACGTCGTTCGATTTGTCAGTGCGGAACGAACGAGTGTCTCCACAAATTGTTTCGGTGTATCTATAGTTTCCTTATAAATCGTATCCATCTTGATTCGGATACATGTAATTTCGTGGGGTTTCTTATCCATGAAAGGTGTCAGTGGGTAGTCCTCCTTAGTTCCACCATCAACATATGTACGACCATCATAGTTTCCACATGCGAATATAAAGGGGACTGCCATGCTCATACACACAGCATCAATAACCTTCATATGGGGATGGGTATCCCTAGAGAAGTAGACCGTCTCAGAGGTGTTCAGGCAGTACGCAGACACGTAAATTTTCATATCCAACTCCTCAAACGTTGGATCGGAACCACAGATGTCCACCAACTTTTTACGAATGGGACCCATATCAACAAATCCAAATTTGTTAAAAAATGAGCCGATGCGTATTTTAACAAAGTTGGGGATATTTAGAGAAATTGATTTTTCAAGTATTTCATCGACCGACATCCCCATTGCCAAGAATAAAGCTAAGATTGCACCCGCAGACGCCCCAGAAATTTCCTGAACACCTGCGAGCGCCGTCTCACGTGCTTTCAAGGCTCCAATTAGGGTAAAAATACCCATGGATGCTGGACCGAGTACGAGATACTTCATCCTCTTACTTAGTAGAACTGAGGAAATTGGCGACGCAAAAGCGCAAACACCACCGCAAACACAATCGTGTGGGTCAGCGCCGCGGAGATGCTGGTCTGACCCGACCGGAGGACACCACCCGAGCCTGGGGGGAGGGTCAACAGGAGACCAGGGCTGAGCGCGATGAAGAGCGCGGTCGTCACGAGCAGGTCGGTCTTGGTGAGGACGAGACCCATCGCCTTGGCAATGAGGCTGTACACCAAGAAGAACACGAGCGCGTGGAAGAACACGGCGGACTGGCTGGTCTTGCGGTTGGCGAACTTGACGTTCTTGCCCGCGGTGGTGAGAAGCACACCGGGGCTGAGCGACAAAAAAAGGGCAGCGGGAATGGCAACCTTCTGAGAAGTAAGGTTAGGGGGGAGCATTTAATATACACTCAGATATTTTTCTGCATAGTCGACGAAATGGTAGTACGTAGCACCTCGCATCATCTCCTCGTGGAGGCCGTTATCATTCACGACACGTCTGATATGTCTCCAAATATCGTGGAGTACCTGGTCATGCGACGTACCAACATACTCATGATAGGGATTATGTTCGTCGTAACAAAATTCGACAAAATCCACAAACTGTCCTGAGTGTTCCAATCCTGCATCATACAGGAGTGTCCTGATGGTGTTCCACATCATCTTGAGTTCATCTGAGTATTCGACTTCCCAGTCTTCGATATTCAGAGGAGTGTTATCATTAAGTTCATCGTCATCACTGGCATCGGCATCAAAACCAGTGGTCGCTTCGTACACGTATTGGCTCCAAACCATTGTTAGTTACTTATCTTCTTGTTCGGGCTTTTCTTTTATACCAGTTAACGAGAGGGAGGTGGATTCCTTCACTTTAAGTCCATCCTTAATCGCATTTAGGGCGCCTTCGACCTTCGCCTCATCTCCACCAAAAAATTTGAGAAGTCCATCGTGGATGGCATCCTTAGTCATACCCCCCTTCCTGACAGTCTTGCGAATACTTATTTTACCCTTCCTGAGGTTAATGGTATCAATGCCCTGGTCTACCATATGCTTCTTCACATTCTCCTTTAGACGCTTCTCCTCCTGGTTTAGGACTTTGATATCAGCTTTCGCTTCAGAAAGTTGCTTGGTGAGTTCCACGAGCTTGGAAACGCTCTCGGAAAGTTCATTGGATACAGACGTCATTTTTTGTTAGAATTCGTGCCTAATCTTTAAGCGCAAAGACCACGCTGCATGAGGTCGGGGACAATGGTGGAGTTGTTCCACACGAAAGGCTCCTTGGGGTTGGGGGGATCCTTGCGAATCTGCTGGTTCGCGTTGCGGAGCGCACCACCGACAGTCTCAGGGAAGCCAATCTGCTTACGGGGCTCGAGGAAGTTCTGACCCTTGAGGATGTCCTCTGGGGCAAACTGACCAAAGTCTTCGGCGGACGCAACCTCACGGGGGAGGAGCGACGAGGCGAGACCAGTACCCTTTTCCATACCACAAGAGGTTCCAGCGGAGGGACCGGCGGCCGGGCCAGCGGCGGCGGGACCATTACCGAAAGCGGAGTACTCACGCTCGACGATAGCGTAGCCAGACTTGTTGTTCATGTTGAAGAGGAGAAAAATGAGGACGGCGACAGCCACCAACATGAGGATGTTCTGATTGCGACCCTTAATCATCGTGTTATATTTATATGTAACAATTTTTTTATTCCTGAGTCTCGTCGACAAAGGCATATTCTTCTGGGTATGTGTCGATGATGGGGTCATCGTGAACCCTGACCTGGACAATATTCCAAGTGGAGCCGTAAGCCTTCTTGGCGAACCAGAGACCAGCGAACTCGAGGATGACATCACACACCTTCCCTGGCTGAACCATCTCAAAGTCAACCTTCTCCTGCTGCGCGTTGAACACCTTGGTCACCTCGATACGGTCGGCAGTCACCTGACCATCCTTCACACTGGGGGTGTAGGCACCCTTCACAACATTCTCGGACAACTTCTTACCGAACCACGCCTCACAGTTCTCGTGGGCAGCGACAAGGTTCTTCTCATCGATATCAGCAATCTTCTGGGTGTTCATCTCCGAGATGAGGTCAAGGACAATCTCCTCGGTGACGTCAGAGACCTTGACACCATTGAGCTGGACGAAGGACTTACGCTTGTCATCATTGAGAGCCTTCACAAAGTAGAGACCATCTTCACCTTTGGTGGGGGCGTTGTAGATCATTTTATGGTTGATATACGTCTCATTTCTTTAACCCAACAAACGGGATGGCGGATACCTTATTGAGTAATTGTTCTGGAACCCAATCATTTCTCCTGGGTTTGTACCCATAGAGAGTGTTACGAAGATTCATATTTTTGGGGAGTGCTTGAGCTTTCTCAGGTCTCAGTGAATATTCATTCTTGACGTACGAATTGTTTTTGACATTCTTCCACTTCAAATTTTTGAGATTGAAACGCTTGTTCCCCGATGTTTTCTCATATCCCTGGACATTGGTGTTTTTCACGACAGGTTTGAGACCGTGGACAAACTGCCTGGAGAGACGTTCGTCAGAGGGTTTCGTCGTAAAGTTTTTGTACTTGTAAGGGTCTATACGCATCGCCTTACTGACGGATACCTGTGCATTTTTCTTGGTAGCTGGTGTACGCTTTTTAGTGATTTTCGTACGCACCTTCTTGAACACCTCTTCGATAGTGTCAGACGCCTTGACACTCTTACTGAAAGACTGTCCGAGGCGAACCAGGCGCTGGCGGTCTTTCTCAATTTTCTCGGGACGTAATTTGAGTTTTTGCATGAGGTAGATGTCCTCGATGAGAAACTCCTTACTGGCGATATACAGTTTGTTGTTCGTGACCTTCTTACCGTTCATCGGGTTCCTGTAGGTGACACCCCTCTTACGAGAAAGGACAACCTCGTATCCAAACTCCTTGGGACGCATGAAGGGAATGTCCAACAGACCACCTAGAGTCACATCCTCAATTTTACCCGTCTCTGGGGAGAAGAAACGAATATTGAGGTCGAGGGCGAAGAGTTCCACATCAATGAACACATCACCCTTCCCTGGCTGGGCATTGTTTCGAGTCTTCTTCTTCTTGATGAGAGTGTACCTCCGAGTGACGTAGGGACCCTTCTGCTTGAAACTGATACCGAGGTATTTGAAAATCTTGGGGTACTTCTTTTTCATCGCAAGGATTCGGGTCTTGATTCGTGTATTCAAACTTTTCGCAATCTCACCCATCTTGTTCCAGAGAATGAGTTTGGTCGCCTGAAGTTTTCCAAAGAATTTTGGATTTACCGCCATTCGCGGGACAAACTTGGCGTCGATGTCACTCGTGACCACGTGTTGCTCGTAGTCAGTGTACAGGTTGAACGCCTCTCCACCACTGACGATGATGTCACCCATGTCCTTCATAAAGTTGGTGATTTCTCCGAGTGTTTCAAGTAAGATATCACGTGTACAGTCTGTTACCAGGGCATAGACAACCTTTTCGAAGTTTTTGGAACCGTGTGCAGTCGCGACACGAGACCTGAACTTTCCAAGGTCTCTCTGTTCATCGCGGTCGTAGTACTTCTTCAGTTTAGCATCCTTGAACAGGAGATTCTCATTCAAAAATTTATCGATGGTCGACTTCGAATATATGTACTCATCCATTATTATATCGTGATATAATAAATGGTCTGTAACGTGATAGACGAGTGTAGATGTTACGCATACAAAGGGCGTTCTGACCAGTTCTGTGGGGTTCGTCGTGGTCCCGAAGTTATCCCATGCCCCGAAGACTGCTGCTTCGGGGGGTGTCCTGATGACCGTTCCAGGCAACCGTTCAGAATCATAGACCGCCCCAACAAGGCATTCCAGTTCACCCCACTTCAAGTGAATGCTCTAATCCTAACAGCAATCACGGTACTATTCTTTCTACTCTACATAGACTTAAAGGTTACGCGAGTAAGAAAGATATAATGTCTCTCGAAACCATTCAAACCGAAATCGCCGCTCTCCGCAACGACATCAAGAACCTCACCAAGCTCATCCGCAAGGTGAAGAACACCCAGGAAGACCCAGATGGTGAGAAGGCTAAGGCTCGCGCCGCCAACAACGGCTTCAACCGCAAACAGGATGTGACGCCTAAGTTGCGCGAGTTTCTCGGACTTCCCGCTGGTGAGCTCGTCTCCCGTTCCGAGGTGACCAAGATTGTCAACAAGTACATCACCGAGAAGGGTCTCAAGCACCCCGACAACGGTCGTCAGATTATCCTCGACGACAAGCTTCGCGACCTCCTTGCGCCTCCCGCGGACGTCCAGGTGACTTACCTTAACCTCCAGAAGTACCTGAGCCCCCACTACGTCAAGAAGGAGGAGGAGAAGGCTTAAAAAAATAACACATACATAACATAACAACGATGGTCACTTTCCTCACCAAGGAGAAGGCTGAACAACTTGTTGGTACAAAAGTCAAAAATCTTGATTTGTACCAAAAAGCTTTTACACATAAATCCGCTCTCAAGGAGTATGAACAATTTACAGAATCCTTTGAGACCCTCGAATTTATTGGTGACTCCGTCCTCGGGTTTGTCATCACTAAGTTCCTGTTCGATAGACATGAAAGTAAGCAAGAAGGTTTCCTCACGAAAGCTCGTACAAAGCTCGTTCGTGGTGAAACATTAGCTAAGATTGCGTTGAAGTTGGGTCTCGAACAACTCGTCATCATGGATGAGAAGGGGATGCGTAACGGTTGGAACAACAATCCCAAGATTTTGGAGGATGTTTTTGAGGCACTCATAGGTGCCATCTATATGGATATTGGTCTCATCCATGCGAAAGAGTTTATCCTTCGCATCTACCAAGACCCAGATATGATTAATATGAACTCCATCATGGTTGATGATAACTTTAAGGATCATCTCATGCGCCACTGTCAGGTCAATAACTGGGAACTCCCAGATTACAGGGTTGCGGGACACCACGAGGGTCTCTTCTATATCGACATTTACATCAACAACACCTTCTGTTCGAGAGGTGTCGCCAAGAGTAAGAAGCAGGCGGAGCAGAACGCTGCCCAGATGTACTTTCAGGTGTTAGAGGAACTTAAAACGTACAACCTCAACTAGTTTAGGATGCACCCGAATGTCAAAGCCCTGATTGAAAGGGAATATGCAGCACAAAAGTCGGAGGAGTGGCTCGCACTTCGTGGCAACATGTTGACGGCTTCGGATGCCGCTACAGCTATCGGAAAGAACAAGTACGAAACACCAGAGGGACTCCTTCTTAAGAAATGTGGTCTCGGAGAAAAGTTTACTGGTAATGAAGCCACTAGACATGGCGAGAAGTATGAGGATGAAGCACGCATTCTCTATGAGGAGAGACATGGCGAGGTTGTACATGAAATTGGTCTCTGTCCACACCCAGAACACAGTTGGTTGGGTGGAAGTCCTGACGGTGTTTCTGAGTCTGGTAAGCTCGTCGAGATTAAATGTCCGATGATGAGGAAGATTGAACCGTGTGTTCCCGAACACTACATGCCCCAGCTTCAATTGTGTATGGAAATTTTGGATTTAGAAGAGGCTGACTTCATCCAGTACAAACCAGCAGACTTCAACTGGCCTAACCCAGAAGAGTTTGTGGTGGTAAACGTCAAGCGTGACCGTGAATGGTGGAAGACTTATCTCCCTGTGATGAAGGAATTTTGGGACAAGGTTTTGTACTTCCGAGAACACCTAGACGAACTTCCAAAACCTAAGTTGAAGAAGCCTCGTAAGAAAAAGGAACCTAAACCACCACCTCCCTGTGAGATTGATACACTCCCCGAAGAAGACCCTTACTATGAAGATTGAAGACCAGTATACGTTGGCGAAAGATACTCTTCGTGGACGCCTTTTCGCACCCTATCAACGAGAGGGTGTACTTTGGATGCTCACTATGGAGAGCCAAACCTCGGGACCCAAAGGTGGGTTCCTTTGTGACGAAATGGGTCTGGGTAAGACTGTGCAAATTGTTTCCACTATGCTTGGGAATCCTAAAGGACGCACACTCATCGTCGTACCCAAATCTATTATCACACAGTGGGTTGAAGAGGTGACCCGCTTCGCCCCACACCTGACAATCAGCGTCTTTGATGGACCCAAGAGGAAGATTGAGGACGCAGACATCACTCTCGCACCTTATTCCCTCCTTTCTACTCATGAGAAGTCTCCCCTTCACATGGTGCAATGGGACCGCGTCGTCTTGGATGAAGCCCACGAGATTCGTAACAAAAAGTCCAAACTGTTCAAGAGTGTGTGTCGCCTCCAGACTCAAATCAAGTGGATTGTGACTGGCACCCCAGTGTTCAATTCGATGGAGGACTTTGTGTCCCTCTGTACCTTCTTGGGTCTATCCAAGGTGGTTGTCCAAGGTATGACAAGCAAAATCAAGGACATCTATATCCTTCGACGCACCAAGGAAGACCTGGCCAAAATCAACGAGCGTCTTCGCCTTCCTCCATGCCACTTTGAGAATGTTGAGTTGGAAATGTTTCCAGATGAGAAGCAGCTCTACGAGATTGTGTTCCTTGAGGCACAGGACACGATTCGTGAAGCGTTCAGATATGCTCAAAGCCTCAATGCAAAAAATATGGTCATCTTGGAATGCCTCCTTCGTGCGCGTCAAGTGATGATTTGGCCTCAGATGTACCTCGATGGTGTCGCAAAGCAGAACGAGACACAATCGGAGAAATGGGTGGGTCGCTCCAACAAGATGGAGACCCTCTTCCGTATGATTGATGAGCACCCAGATGAAAAGACCCTCATCTTCTGTCAGTTTAGAGGTGAGATGAATCATATTCAGAAGAATGTCACGAGACCTGTCTACCGAATCGACGGTTCTGTACCCAAGGAGGAGCGTGTCAGACAGATTGAGGGTTTCAAAAAGGCTGCTCCAGGAGCGGTGTTCATCATTCAAATAAAGTGTGGTGGTCAGGGTCTCAATCTCCAGGAAGCGACTCGAGTCTACATCACTGGACCCTCGTGGAATCCTGCGACAGAACTCCAAGCCATCGGTAGGGCGCATCGAACAGGTCAGACCAAACCTGTCTACGTAAAAAAGTTGGTGTACAAGGAATGTGCGCGTTTCGTGAGTGTTGAAGAGGAGATGATGGCTCTCCAAGGTCATAAGTCCATCGTGTGTTCGAAGGTACTCAATGATGAGCGAATCGAAAACCAAATCCCAGTCAACAGGACGAGTGATAAGATTTCAATCTTGGACATCAAGAAAATTTTCAAAGCGTAATGTAAAAGATGATTGGTTCCCGCGCTGAAGTTTTCCACGGCACTGCTGACAAGACCTCGGGTGGTCTCGAGAAGAAGGATTTGATGATGAAGGATGGTCGCATCGTCTCCAAGGCGGCGAGCAAGGCGGCGAAGAAGTCCCTGAAGAAGAACCCCACGTTCAAGGCGTTCATTGACCTGGCGAAGGAGAAGTCTGCTAAGAAGGGTGCGTTCTGTCTCGTACCCTCCAAGGATACGAAGACCTACAAAAAAATAATCAAGGATAATAAGTAAGCATGTCTCTCTCCAAGTGGGAAGATTCTGTGAAGATGGCTAAAATCAAACTCGGTATGAACCCTAAGAAGTTTACCAGGGTGGAAGGTAAACTTCTGAAGGAAGCTCAGGCTATTTATAGCATTTTACTTTTGAATACGACTAAATCTTAAATTGAAATCCCTTGAGATTCTGAGGCTCATAGACGACGAGCTGATGCAATTTCCACGTACACCCGAACTTTCTGTTCAAGAAGTACACACTGCCAAGTTCAACGATGGCATGTCCCGAATTTCTTGCATAGAGACCATTTGAAACTTGGTCACGGATAGGACTCTTATCCGCGTCATAGACGGATGCCTTCAGGAGGTCATCCAAGTCCGTATCAACCTTTACCCGAAACTTTGGCTCACGGTCGGGGGATTCCTTAACGTTTGAGTTGAACATAGGGACAAGCTCCTCCTTTGACATCTGACTTCCGAAGATGACTTCACTCTGCTCGACGACAGCATCAATGATTTTGTCCTCAAGTTTCTTCACAGACTCGTAGAATTTCTTCATGTAGCTTCCTTCCTCATCATACCCCTTGATGGCAAAGTCGATGTTGTACTTTGTTGGACCCACCTCGGGTGTAAAACCCGACACACCGAAAGGCATGTACATACGGGGGAATTGGATACGCATAGGCGTACCCTGCTTGGTAGAGAGGACAATTTTTCTGTTATTGTACTCATTGATTTGAAGGGTTTCGAGAGCTTTGTCCATGTTTTCTGAGTACATAACCCATTAAAACTTTAAGCTGAACACGCCACACAATCTGGTTCAAGACTAAACTGGATTGGTCGAGCCTTCGCCTTGGAGCGTAGGTAGTACATGCCAGTCTTGAGACCTGACTTCCATGCGTACATGTGCATCGAGGAGAGCTTGGACATTGTGGGACTCTCCATGAAGAGATTCATAGATTGAGACTGGTCAATGAAACGTCCACGGTCTGCAGCCATGTCGATGATGCACTTCTGACTGATTTCCCACACAGTCTTGTACAAATTCTTGATGTCATCGGGAATGTCCACAATGTTTTGTATAGAACCACCAGCCTTGACCATCAAGTCCTTCATCTCCTTCGACCAGAGACCCACCTTCTTGAGGTCATCTACGAGGTGCTTGTTGACCACGACAAACTCACCAGCGAGGGTACGTCGGAGATAGATGTTCGTGGTGTATGGTTCAAAGCACTCATTGTTACCCAGAATTTGGGCAGTGGAGGCGGTGGGCATGGGTGCCATCAGGAGACTGTTTCGGAGACCCTTTGTCTTGACACGCTCACGCATCCCATCCCAGTCGTAACGGTCACTAAACTTTGTGTCACCCTCCCACATATCAGGTTGGAGGATACCTTGGGAGGCGGGAGACCCCTCAAAACTCTCATAAGAACCCTCAACCTCAGCCAGTTCAGAGGAAGCCTCGAGGGCGGCGTGGTACATAGTCTCAAAGATGTGCGCGTTCATGAGACGAGACTCTTCACAATCGAAGGGGAGTCCACATAGGATGAATACATCAGCAAGACCCTGAACACCGAGACCAATGGGGCGATGCTTCATGTTCGAGCGACGCGCAGTCTCCACAGGGTAGAAGTTGCGGTCGATGACACGGTTCAAGTTCTTCGTGACAATCTTCGTGGCTTCGTGGAGCTTCTCATAGTCGAACGTCTTTGTCTCCTTGTTCACATACTTGGGGAGGGCGATGGACGCAAGGTTGCACACGGATGTCTCATCCTTGTCGGTGTACTCCAAAATTTCGGTACATAAGTTGGAACTCTTGATGACACCCAAATTCTTTTGGTTCGACTTGGAGTTGCACGCATCTTTGTAGAGCATGTATGGTGTACCAGTCTCCGTTTGAGACTTGAGAATCGCCTTCCACACATCGGCAGCGGGGACGGTGGAGTTGGCACGACCCTCCTCTTCGTACTTGGTGTAGAGAGCCTCAAACTCCTCACCATAGCAATCGGAGAGACCTGGAGCCTTGTCGGGGCAGAAGAGAGACCAATTGCCACCAGACTCGACCCTCTTCATGAAAAGGTCAGGAATCCACAGGGCAGAGAAGAGGTCTCTACAACGAGCCTCCTCATCACCCTGGTTGAGGCGCAGTTCAAGGAAGTCCATGATATCCGCGTGCCATGGCTCCAGGTACACAGCGATGGAACCCTTACGACGACCCGCTTGGTTCACGTAGCGCGCAGTAGCATTGAAAACCCTGAGCATTGGGATGATACCGTCGGATTGACCATTCGTTCCTCGGATACGGGACTTATTGGCTCGGATATTGTGGATGTGCATCCCGATACCACCCGCCCATTTGCTGATTTGTGCACACTCTGTGAGAGTTCCATAGATTCCATCAATGGAATCCTCCTTACCAGCGATGAGGAAACACGAGGACATCTGGGGTCGGGGTGTTCCAGCATTGAAGAGGGTTGGTGTGGCGTGGATGAAGTATCCTTGGGACATTTTGTCGTACGTCTCGAGAACCGAAGGGATATCAGTTCCGTGGATACCGATGGAGACACGCATGAACATGTATTGGGGAGTCTCCACCAACTTTCCATCCAGGCGTTGAAGGTAACTCTTCTCCATAGTCTTTAGACCAAAGTAGCCAAAATCAAAGTCGCGGTCGGGGTCAATGTTACCCTTGACCTTTTGGGCAACCTCGACAACTTCATCGGTGATGATACCAGCCTTGTGAAGCTTACGCATCGCGAGGTGGAAGTTGTTGGGACACACCTTCTGGATGTTACTCGCGACGATACGTGTCGCCAATGTCTCATAATCGGGGTCGGACGTAATCATCCCCACACAAATCTCAGCGGAGAGGGTATCAATTTCTTGGGTTGTGATGTTGTCGTACAGAGATGAAAAAACCTGTTGCGCAACCTTGGTGGAATCACATTTCTCAGAGAGTCCATACGTTAAATTCTTGATCCTATTGGTGACATTGTCAAACTTCATATCCTCAATACGACCTGAGCGTTTAATGACCCTCATATATCTAAAGTTCCACTTTTATTTTTAACTTATTTCTTGCACTCCAGATCCTTGCTCCTCACGGGAACGGTTCCGAAAACCTCAAATTTACGGTTTGGTTGGAGAAGGTACGTGTTTGTGTAGAAGGGACCCTCCTCACCAGGCTTAGCGACAGGGGCGTAAGAACCGACGAAGCAGACTGGAGGTTTGCAGGGAATCTCCTCAGCGTTGATAGGCTTGTTGGCATAGACTTCGTCAAAGTCAGCAAAGTTAAGCATTTACTATAGACATATAATTTTTTTCGGAAGCTATATTAAATGTGTGACAATCTCCACCTTGATTCTGTCCAGCAGTGTGAAACTCCCCTGAACACTCTCTTTTTTTCGGATTTTAACAAAAATCTTCTCCAGCGTGGCATCCGCCAGGCTTTCAAGAACAAGACTGGTATCGCCATCGACTACCAAAACCCCGACGACCTCTATGGTATCATGCGTATGATCTTCATCAACAACGCCGGTGACCACCACACACAGGTTAAGGAACAGGTTCAGATGATGAACGGTCGTGTCATCGAGACGGCACTCTCCCAAATTCAGACTGGTGTCTCTCAGTACATCGCTTACGCTGAGGACATCGACACTACCCGTACACTTCTCGATCGCCCCGCCAACACCAGTACTGTTGGTAAAAAGATGGATTTCAATGATAAAATCGGATTCAATTAAAGATTGGAATCTAAGATGATATAAGTAATGAGCTTGAACTATTACAAGCACGAAACTGAGAAAGTATGTAAATCCAAGGGTTGGGACAGGGCTGCCGTAGACACTGTATGGCTTCTCCTGACGGAGGAGTTTGGGGAGTTGGCATCTGCTATTCGTCAGTACAAAAGAACTTTCAAAAAAACAAACCTCAAGAAAGAGCGTGGCACAGACGTCATGATGGAAATGGGGGATGTCTTCAGCTACCTCTTCCAACTTGCGCACATGTTGAATGTAGACCTAGATAAGATGTGGGAGGAACATCGATACAAGATGCATGACAAAAAATATAATCTGAAGTAGTAGTAACAACGATGAGTGTACACATGCTCAACGACGAAGATGCCATCAATGATGTAAACCCATTTATCACACACGACTTTTCCCTTCCAGGGGGTATGCGACAGACGGGAGGTTTTGATGATTTTCAGGAAGTTACGTCAAGTACGGGTATTCCCGCTGCGGGAAAAAGTGTCTTTTGTGAAACTGGTCTCTGTGCGAAGGAGGAGGAACCCCATCGTCTCGGGAGGGGTGTCCACCCCCAACGGAACATTGACGTGGGTTTCACTTGTGGTGAAAAGAAGGAGATGGTGAAGGTTGGTGTCTCTAACCGAAGCATCCCATGGGGTTGGGTTCTTATTGCCGTACTGGTCATTGTTCTAGCTCTATTGTACGCACGACGTTGAAGAAGTATTCGAGACGAGACTTCTTGGTACACTCAGAAATAGCTTCGGGTGTACACATGTTTTTTATGCACTCCACTTGCCAAGCACTCTCCATATTTATGCGGGGTGGTTGAAACGTGGGATCAAGGATTTTCATCGCATGTGCAAGGCGTACATAGACCCTAAGGGGTTGGTCATAGGTGAGAACGTTCTCGAGGACGAGTTCAGCCATACGTTGACGCACCTCAAGGGTCTTGGTGACCATGGCATCTAGGAACTTTTCATAGGGAATAGACTGCCTTTCGGAGTTGATGACAAACCAGTCTCCAAGGGGTTCACCGTTGATGTAATCGGTGTATGTGTCGTACCCTTTACCTGGTACGTACCGCTCGTACACAATTTCGATGTAGGAGAGGTCTACCTCAACATCGTGAACGTGCTTAGCGGATTTAATGAAAGAGGTCATATAATCAGGAGACGACTATCTTCTTTAAACACCTAAGTGAACCTCGACAAACATGAAAATCATGTTCAAAGATGTACTCATCTATCGCCAATAACAGCTTTTCGTATCTCCTGACCCTCGATGAGATACGAAAAGGTCTTCCAGATGAGACTAGACCCTCATGGGTCAAAATTACGACAATCACCATGGTTTCGAGCTTTATCCAGCAGATTGATATTAAAAAGCTTCGTGAGACGTTCGAGCGCATTGGGTCGTATCGTTTGAAGAGGGAGGGTTCTTCGACGGAGGGGTTTGAATGGAAGTTGAAGCCCACGACATTCTACAATCAGGTGACTCTGACGTACCATGACACTTACAGCACCAAGTCTGTCAAGGTGTTTCCCAACGGTTCGATTCAGGTTGCTGGGTGCTGTGACCTCTTTGATTGTAAGCGTATCATCACCCAACTCATGTACATCTTCAAGATGTTTTTGGGACTCGACATCAAGGTCTCCTCGGATGCTTTCCGTGTCGTCATGATTAACTCAAACTTCAGCCTCAACTACAACATCAACCTTATGAAGGTGGCGGACTGGTTCGAGGAGTACCAAGACATCTTCAAAGTCTCCTTTGAACCTGATAGATACTCAGCCGTCAAGATTAAGTTCAAACCCGCAGAGGATATGAAAGAGATTACCTGTAGCATCTTCAGTACGGGTAAGATCATCATCACAGGTGCCGAGACCCTCAAGGAGATTGCTTTCGCCTACAACATCATCAACCAGCACATCAACGAGCGACCTGACATTCGGGTGTCTAGAACGGAGGATACGGACGTGTTTGACATTTTCTTGGGATACAAATGTGAACCGTTCATCGAAAAGCTCAGAGAGAAGGGATTCGAATCCTGGATGCGAACCATCCACAATAGACAAATTAATTTCTGATGTAATATTAACAAAATGTCGCAGCGACTTGGTATGGCCGACGGTCGGTGTTTCACCATCAATTCTTCAGCCCAACTTTTCAACAACTACGTGATGAAACAGAACGGCATCACGTTCGAGGATAACTACTCGTACAGGCAGCTTCTCCAGAAGCAGGGTCCCACCCTCCTCTCCAAGGTGCAGGAGGAACAGGGTAAGGAGAACTGCAAGACTTGTGACAAGCCCCTCATCAAGGTTCCTGATATCTACTAGGTGAGCGAAATCACGGAAAAAACTTTAAAACCATCCTATAGAATGTCGACATGTGCCATATGTCTCAATGAAGTCAAATCGACGAGGACAAATCCTCCGATTCGATGTGGACATATGTTTCATTCCCACTGTCTACAGAGATGGAAAGAACAAGGTAAGAATACGTGCCCCACATGTAGAAAAGTTTTTGATGCTTCTCAGTTTAAGATTGTCGTCACGATTCAAAACAATTACACAGCGATGGCGAACTCTGTGTCCTTGAACGAAGAATCGATATTTGACGTACTCGATCTCTTTGACATCACTTTCGATGTCGAAAATCAACCTGATCTAGACAGTATTCTTGCGGACCTTGGGGTGAGTCTTACCGACTTTGATTCCTCGGTTCTTGACGCAGAATGAGCTGCAATATGTTTCGTAGTTCAGGCCGGGGTAGTTTCTCGAAGCCTTGCGAGGATCTGTGATGGACTTCCCTTTAGCATCAGTCAGAAGTGGTCCAGTCGCCCACCCACGCTTGTGACTGAAGACGTTGGCTTTGAACACGATGCGCCTACCCACCTTGAATGGACCAGCGCGTCTCACCCGAGCCTCGGTAACTTTAAAGAATTTAGCTACAGAGACTACGGTATCACCTGGTTTGATTTTATAT